GAGCTCGGCATGTCCATTGTCCCCGTGATCGAGCTCGCGCACCTCACGGAGGCCCAGAGGCGCGCGTACATCATCGCCGACAACCGGCTCGCCCTCGACGCCGGCTGGGACGAGGATCTTCTCGCGGAAGAGCTCAAGGCGCTCGAGGGCCTGGACTTCAACCTGGTGCTCACCGGGTTCGATCTGGACGAGTTGCACGCCCTCCTGGAGGACGAGACGGCTGAAGAGGTTCCGGCCCCGGAGCCGCCTGAAGATCCCGTCTCCCGCCCGGGCGATCTCTGGATCCTGGGCGACCACCGCCTGCTCTGCGGCGACTCATCCGATCCGGAAGCCGTGGACCGGCTGCTCGATGGCGCGCCGATCCACCTCGTGAACACCGACCCTCCCTACAACGTGAAAGTCGAGCCCCGCTCGAACAACGCGATCGCCGCCGGACTCTCGAGCTTCCCCGCCGCCAAGAACGCGGTGGAGGCCTCCGACGCCCAGGGCATGCACCACCAGGGCTTCGACCTAGCGCGCCACAAGACGAAGTCAAGGCCCACCGGGAGGATGCGTCCCAAGGACCGGCCGCTGGCCAACGACTTCATCTCCGACGAGGCGTTCGACGAGCTGCTGCTGGCGTGGTTTGGGAACATCGCGCGTGTGCTCCTCCCCGGCCGCTCGTTCTATATCTGGGGCGGCTACGCGAACCTCGCCAACTATCCGCCGGCGCTCAAGGCCGTCGGGCTCTACTTCAGCCAATCGGTTATCTGGGACAAGCAGCACCCGGTCCTGACGCGCAAGGACTTCATGGGCGCGCACGAACAGGCGTTCTACGGCTGGAAGGAGGGCGCCGCGCACCAGTTCTTCGGCCCGAAGAACGTGCCGGACCTCTGGGCGGTCAAGAAGGTCAACCCGCAGAGCATGGTCCACCTCACTGAGAAGCCGGTCGAGCTCGCGGTGCGCGCGATCCACTACTCCTCAAAGCCGGGCGAGAACGTGCTCGACCTCTTCGGCGGAAGCGGCAGCACGCTGATCGGCTCCGAGGAGACCGGGCGGCGGTGTTTCATGATGGAGCTCGACCCGGCCTACACGGACGTCATCGCGCTCCGCTGGCAGGAGGCGACGGGCGAGAGCGCGGTCTTGGAGGGCGACGGACGCGCCTTCGACGAGGTCTCGGCCGAGCGCACGCCTGAACGGGGCGTGTAGGCCTTGGCCCGGCGGAAGAAGAAGGGGCTCATCTCCCAGCGCGAGTACGCCCGCAGGCGCGGGGTCTCCCACTCGGCGGTCCAGCACGCGGTGAGCGCTGGCCGGATCTCGACGGTGGACGGGAAGATCGACCCGGAGCAGGCCGACAAGGAGTGGCGCGAGAACACCGACCAGAGCAAGCCGCGCAACCGTATCACAGGGACCCCCAAACAGGCACGTGTTCCAGGAGAGCCCTCGCAGCCCATGGAGTCCGGCGGCGGCAACGGCAGCGCGACCGGCTACGCCAAGGCGCGGGCCGCCAGGGAGCTCTACCAGGCGCAGCTCGCGAAGCTCGAGCTCGACCGCCGGCGCGGAGAACTCGTCCGTGCCGACGAGGTGAGAGTCGGCGCGTTCAACATGGCCAGGAAGGCAAGGGACCAGCTGATCGCCCTCCCGGAGCGGGTGGCGGCCAACCTCGCCGCGACCCAGGACCCCGCCGAGGTCCAGCGCATTCTCGAGGAGGAGATCGAGCGGATCTGCCAGGAGATCGCTGATGCAGAACGGTCGTGAGCTCTACGAGGCCGCGTACCGCGCGGGCTGGCGCCCCGAGCCGCGCCTCTCCGTCAGCGCATGGGCAGACGAGCACCGCGTCCTCGGCAACCGCGCAGGCCACGCCGCCATCCACTGGCGCACGTCAACGACCCCTTACCTCCAGGAGATCATGGACGCGCTGGGGCCCCGCTCCCCCGCGCGGCGGGTCGTCGTGATGTCCGGAAGCCAGCTGGGCAAGACGGAGACCGGCCTCAACTGGCTTGGCTTCCTCATGCATCACACGCCGGGACCGACTCTGCTGGTGCGCCCCACGGTGGAGGAGGCGCGACGCTTCAGCCGCCAGCGGCTCGACCCGATGATCGCGACGACGCCGGTGCTCCGCGATCTGGTCAAGGAGGCCAGGTCACGCGACGGCGGGAACAGCCTCCTCATCAAGGAGTTCCCGGGCGGCGTCCTCTTCCTCACGGGTGCGAACTCGGCGACCGGTGTGAAGTCCATGCCGATCCGGTGGCTCTTCTGCGACGAGATCGACGAGTACCCGGGCGACGTGGACGGCCAGGGCGACCCGATCGCGCTCGCCGAGAAGCGGACCACGGGCCCCACGTACCCGCGAAGGAAGGTCCTCCTCGTCTCGACCCCGCCGGTCAAGGGGCTCTCCCGCATCGAGCGCGAGTTCCTCGCCTCAGACCAGCGCCACTACTTCGTGCCCTGCCCTCACTGCGGCAACTACGACTGGATCCGCTGGGAGAACATCCGCTGGGACGAGGGCGATCCCAGCAGCGCCGCCCTCGCCTGTGTCGAATGCGGGGCGCTCATCGAGGAGCGGTTCAAGACGCAGATGCTGGCGGCCGGCGAGTGGCGTCCGACCGCCGAAGGCGACGGTGACACGGTCGGGTTCCACCTCTCGAGCCTCTACTCCCCGCTCGGCTGGCTACCGTGGTCGGCCGCGGTCTCCGAGTTCCTTGAGGCCAAGGAGAACCCAATGCGCCTCAAGAACTGGGTCAACAGCGTCCTCGGCGAGACGTGGGAGGAACGTGGGGAGTCGGTCGAGCCCGATAGCCTCCTCGGCCGGGCGGAGCGATACCCCGCTGAGGTCCCGACCGGCGTTGGCGTGCTCGTCGCGTCCGTGGACGTCCAGGGCGACCGCCTGGAGTGCGTCGTGAAGGGCTACGGCGCCGCCGAGGAGTCCTGGCTCATCGCGTTCTCGCAGTTCCACGGCGACCCCGGACGTGAGTCTGTCTGGCTCGACCTCGACCGCTTCCTCAGGCAGGAGTTCACGCACGAGAGCGGGCAGAGGATCCCGATCACCTGCGTGGCGGTCGACAGCGGCGGGCACCACTCCGAGCAGGTCTACCGATTCTGCCGGGCGCGGATCGACAGGCGCATCTTCGCCGTTCGAGGCGGCTCCGAGCGCGGCAAGCCTGTCGTCGGGCGGCCCAGCAACAACAACCGATACCGCGCCAAGCTCTTCACGCTCTGCGTCGATACCGGCAAGGAGATCGTCTACTCGCGGCTCCGCATAGGCACGCCGGGCCCCGGCTACTGCCATCTGCCGGACTGGATCGACGAGGAGTACGTCGCCCAGCTGACGGCCGAGAAGGCGGTCCGCAAGTGGAAGAAGAACAAAGGCACCGTCCGGGAGTGGATCAAGACCCGGGAACGGAACGAGGCACTCGACCTCGAGGTCTACTGCCTGGCGGCGCTCTACATCCTGGGGCCGGCCTTCGTGAGAGCACTACCAGAACGCGCGGCCGCCTTCTGCCGGAAGGCGAAGACACCCGTGCAGGTCGATCGTGCGCCCGCATTGCCGACTGCCAGACGGCGAGGGTGGGTAGACGGGTGGCGCGGATGAGGCGCTGCAATCGTGAACGCTGCACGACGCGCAGGAATCTGCATCTACCAGGTCGAATCCCCTTCCCATGTCGCGCCCCAAGCTCGTCACTGTGACTGCACGGGCATGGGGCCCGGGCGGGAAAGGAGGCAACGATGCGCTACGGACTCGATGACAAGCTCTGGGTCGTAGTGGACCCCACGCCGCAGAGCACGCTTGGAGACATCCTGTTCCAGGCCTCGCTTAGAGACTTGAGCCTGCAGTTCAAGGGCGGGCTGAGCGTCGATGAGAACCCGACGCTCTTCACCGACAAGGAGGAAGCGATCGCCGAGGTTCACCGAAGGCTCGATCGCATGCGGAGCAGGCTCGACAAGCTGGCGGGCGATCTTCCGGAGGCGACATCATGAAGGCCGATGCGACTGCACGGTTTGGATTTGAGGCACACCAGGTCTTCTGGAACGAGCGCGGCAGCATCGTCTGCGCGTGCTGCCACATCCCCTACCCGGGATCAGACACCTGGGTCTGGGAGCGCTGGCAGGAGATCACGTCGCAGATGATGGTCGAGATCGACCGCGAAGGCGGTCACGTGGCGTGCGAGGGCTGCGGCAAGGAGCCGCGCCGGATCGTGCGCTGAACCCCAACGGGAGGGAGAAGGAGATGGCCAAGGCCAAGGGCACGAAGAAGAAGACGGCCAAGGCCCGGAAGCCCGCCGTCAAGAAGGAGGAGAAGAAGGCGCAGCGCGAGGACCTCTGCGTGTTCGCGTTCCGCCTGACCCCCAAGGAGCGCGAAGACATCCACAAGGCCGCAGGGCCGGGC